AACGGATATATGCCACCGCAATCGACTCGGGCGGTCACCATGCCGACGCTGTGTACGCCTTCGCACACAAGTTGAAGTCGTTGCGTGTGCACGCGGTGAAGGGCTCAAGCGGCCAGGAGCGGTCCATCGAGAACGGCAACAGCCGCGTCGGCTACCGCTTCAATGGGCGTATCGAGAAGCACGGGCCGGTGCTCTGGCACGTGGGCACGAACCTCGCGAAGGATCGGTTCCAGTCGCGGCTGGACGTTGCCGTCCCGGGGCCGGGCTACGTGCATCTGTCAGATCAGCTCTCGCCCGAATGGTTCAAACAGCTGGCGGGCGAGATCCGCGCTACGCGGAGGATGAAGGGCGGGTCGGAGTCCAGGTGGACCGCAACGCGCAAGCGAATCGAGGTCAAGGACTGCCTGACCTACGAAATATGGCTGGAGGAACGGCTCGACCTGTGGGGACCCAAGAAGGCGAAATGGTGGGATCAGTTGGAGGAGCAGGTGCAGCCGGAAAACGATCTGTTTAGCATCCCGCCGGCTGCGGCATTGCCGGCGGCGGACGTTGCAGCACCCGCGCCGTCGGTGACCCAGGTCGTGAAAAGGCCCTCGCCGGCCCCGGCGCGGCTGGCGCGCGATTCCCGTGAAACGTCACGCGACGACTTTGGGTCCAGCGGTTGGAGTAGTCGCCTATGAGCAACTCGCGCGACATCGATGCTGCCGAGCAGCTGCGTCGCCTGGTAATTCGAGGCATCGTGGAGCAAACCGGTTTGAACGAGGAGCACGCGATGCCCTATGCGACGGCGGTGCTGACCGTTCTGCAAACCGAGTACGGCGGTGAGCGTCTGCACATCCCTAAGGCGGCTGTGCAGGACAAATCGTGTACACGCGTGGAGGCGATTCGCGCCGAGCTTGCTGAGGGACAAAACTGGCGATTGGTCTGCCGCAGACACGGGATATCGAGAGCCGCTCTCTATCGCTTATTCCCTGGCGGGTTGCCTAAACCGACGAAAGCGAGCTGAGAACTCAAGGCCCGTCTCACCTTCTGGCAAAGATTGAGACGGCTGCCTTGTAAGTAACTGATTTTGCGCGGCGCAGATTCTTGATCGTCTCACGCGGCTGGTAACGGTTGAGACGACCGCGTCTCCAAACTACCTCCATGTCGACTCCCGCTCAAATCATGCTGCAGACGTACCTAGCCGCCGAGGCTGCGGTACTACGGGGTCAGTCCTTCCGCATGGGGGAGCGGCAGCTGAATCGTGCCGACCTGGCAGAGATTCGCGCAGGTCGGCGCGAGTGGGAAGCGAAAGTGAACGCGCAGGCGCGAGGCGGTAGCCGCATGTCCGTGGCTCTTGCCGATTTCCGGGGCGGCGAGTGAACCGCCTTGACCGCGCCATCGCCGCTGTGGCCCCCGGCTGGGGCGCAAAGCGTGCCATGGCGCGCGCGCGAATCGCTGCCTACAGCAGCGCTTACGACGGCGCCACGCCCAGCCGCCTGCGGGAAGCTGCGCGTGAGTTTGGTTCAGGTAACACAGCGGTCGCCAGTGGCGCCACGCGAATCCGCACACAGGCGAGGCACCTGGACCGGAACCACGACATCGTGGTGAACGGATTCAACCAGATGGTCCAGAACGTAATCGGCCGGGATGGCATCGGCATCGAGCCTCAGCCGCGCGACGCTGCCGGCAACATTGTGGAGTCCTTGGTCGATCAGATCACGCCGTTGCTGAGGGACTTCTGGAAGCGCCCAGAAGTCACCTGGTGCCATGATTTCGGCGCGGCACAGCGCCTGATGGCCCGGACCCTTTTCCGCGACGGCGAGTGCCTGTACCAGGACCTGATCGGGCCGGTGCCATACCTCGACCATGGCACCGTGGTTCCCTACAGCATCGAGATGATGGAGCCGGATCTTCTGCCGATGGATCTGAACGATCCCGGTCGGAACATCATGCAGGGCGTGGAGCGAAACGCATGGAACCGCCCAATCGCGTATCACCTATACAAACAGCACCCCGGTGACCCGAACGCGGTCATGCCGGAGGTGAAGCGCGTGAGCGCAGACTTCGTTCACCACGCGAAGATGGTTGATCGGATCGGGCAGGTGCGAGGTGTCAGCCTGCTGGCGTCTGTTCTGACCCGTCTGGATGACCTCAAGGACTACGAGGAATCCGAGCGTGTGGCCGCCAAGATCGCGGCGAGCATGGCGGCGTTCATCATCAAGGGGGATCCGCAGAGCTATGGCGAGAACGAGACAGTTCCGGAGCGGCGCAGTATGCGGTTCCAACCCGGCATGGTGTTCGATGACCTGGTGAAGGGCGAGAGCGTTGGGACAGTCGACACCAATCGGCCCAACCCCAATCTCGAGACCTACCGCAACGGGCAGCTGCGTGCTGTGGCCGGGGGTATGCGAGTGTCGTTCTCATCGCTGTCGAAGAACTACAACGGCACCTATTCCGCGCAGCGGCAGGAACTGGTCGAGCAGTACGGCGCATACGGCGTTCTGGCCTATGAGGTGATCTCGCAGATTGTCCGGCCGATCTACGAGCGCTTCATCCAGGCAGCGATTGCGTCCGGCGAGCTGGTCGTTCCGCGCGGCGTTTCGATGACCACGGTGACCGATGCGATGTACATGCCCCCGGTGATGCCGTGGATCAACCCGGTCCACGAGGCGACCGGCCTCCGCATGATGATCCGCGCTGGCATCCGTTCGCTCACCTCTGTCATCAGCGAACGCGGCGGGCGCATGTACGACACGCTGGAAGAGATCCGCAACGAACGTAAGTGGGCGCGTGACCTCGGAATCACATTGGACAGCGACCCGGGCCAGGTAAGTGACGCAGGCGTGGCTCAGGCCAGCGCCGATGCCAGTTCCATTTCAACCCCTTCTGAGGATGTGCAATGAACCACCTCACCCGCAACGGCATGGCAGCCGCGCTTGGCGCAGTGTTGGCCGCGACCTTTGCATTCGACGCGAGCGACATCGAGGCGCTGCAGCCGGAGGCCAAGGGAAAATCGGTCCTCGCACTGAGCACCACCAGCGGCGGTGAGGCCGAGCTGCTGATCTACGGCCCAATCGGCGACTACTTCTGGGGTGAGGGCGTCACTGCCGCCAGCGTGGTCGAGCAGCTGGCCGGCACCACCGCGAGCGTGATCAACGTGCGGATCAACTCAGATGGCGGGGTCGTCACCGATGGGTTGGCCATCTACAACGCACTGAAGCAGCACCCGGCCACAATCAACGTGACCGTGGATGGTGTTGCCGCCAGCATCGCCAGCCTGATTGTCATGGCCGGTAGCAAGCGTCGCATGCACGAGAACACCATGCTGATGCTGCATGGCCCTCAGGGTGGTGGCTGGGGCTTTGCTGGCGACCTGCGCGAGCGGGCCGATCAGATCGACGTGTATGGGCGCCAGATGCTGGTGACGTACTCGGGCCGCGCCAAGAACCCGTCCGACATCGAGACAATGCTGACCGATCGAAAGGACCACTGGCTGACCGCGTCCGAAGCGCTGGCGCTGGGCCTGGTCAGCGAAGTCATTCCCGACGTGCAGCCCGAGCCTGCGGAAGCCGTCGCCGCAGCAGCGCTGCTGTCCTATGTGAGTGCAATCTCCGGCACCGAGGGGGCCGTGCACGCCTTGCTGCGCAAGCACATCCAGGCAACCACCACCGCTTCAGCCTTCGCCTCGCTTCGCGAGGTTCACCAGCGGGCCGTTGTGGCCCACCTTGAGGAAACCAGCATGAAACAGCAGTGCCAACTGATCATGGCGCAGGCGGGCACCGCTCCGGCTGCATCGACCCCCGCCGCCCCGGCATCGCCCGCACCCGCCACTCCGGTACCGCCGGTCGCAGCCGCTCCTGTCGCGGCCGCGACCTCGGCGCCGGCTGCATCGGTCGAACAGGTGATGGCGGCAATCTCGGCCCGCAACGCAGCCATTCGTACCGTCTTCGCCGGGTTCCGCGAGATCAGCGGCGTCCAGGCGCTGGAGGCGGAGTGCCTGGCTGACGCTGCGATCACTGAAGACGTGGCGCGCGGCAAGCTGCTGGCAAAGCTGGCGGCGAGCGGGCAGCCGCTGGCCGGCGGCTTCAGCATCACGGACGTGGTGCCGGAGGAGGACAATCAGCGTCGCGCCCAGGTCAACGCGCTTCTGGCTCGTGCCGGCGTGTTGACCGGTGCAGACGCCGAATCCGCGCGCAATGGCAACCCGTACGCGCATACCACCCTGCTGGCGCTCGCCGAGCGCTCCCTGATCCAGGCCGGCGTGAACACCCGTGGCATGGACCGTGAGCAGATCGCACGCGGTGTTCTTGCAGTGCAGACCACCAGCGACTTCCCGGTCCTGCTGGAGAACGTGCTGCACCGCGTTCTGGTCGGGGCCTACAACCTGCAGCAGTTCACCTGGACCCGATTCTGCGCAACCGGCACGCTGTCCGACTACCGTCCGCACAGCCGCTACCACCTTTCCTCGTTCTCCGACCTGAAGCCGGTCAATGAAGCGGGCGAGTACGAGAACGGCGTGCTGGGCGATGGCGAAGTCGAGACCATCAAGGGCGCCCGCAAGGGGCGCATCCTGCAGATCACCCCGGAAGTGCTGGTGAATGACGACCTGGGCGCGTTCGTGCGCATCACCACAGCGCTGGGCCAGGCCGCAGGCCGCACAATCGAAAAGGACGTCTACGACGTGCTTAAGCAGAACGGTGGTCTGGGGCCGGTCATGAAGGACGGCCGCACGCTGTTCCATGCGGAGCACGGCAACATCGCAACTGGCGCTGCCGTGTCGGTCGATGCGTTCGACGCGATGCGCCAGATGATGGCGCTCCAGATGGACCCGGGCGGCAATGACTACCTCGATATCTCGCTGTCGCGCTTCCTGGGCACGGTTGCCATGCATGGTCGCGCGACTCTGGTGAACAACAGCGAGTACAACCCGGACGTGACTGGCCGGTTCCAGGTCAACAACACGTCGCGTGGCACCTTCAGCGACATCATCACCTCCCCACGCCTGGGGACCGGCAAGGGCTGGTACGGCTTCGCCGATCCGAATGTAGAGCCGGTGATCGAAGTCGCGTTTCTCAATGGCGTGCAGACGCCGGTGCTGGAGCAGGAGACCAACTTCCGCACTGACGGCCTCAGCTGGAAGGTCGTCCACAAGTACGGCGTGGGCGCGGTGGGCTGGCGCGGCGCTGCCTTCAACCCGGGCGAGTAATCGCCACACGGCTGCGTCGCTCCTGCCGCAGCCGCGTTGTCCTACTTCATTCATGTAAGACGCCAACTGAGGACCATCGTCATGGCGAAGAACTACAAGTTTCCGGGCGCGGTGATCGACATCGTCGCGGCATCCGCACTGGTCAGCGGCCAGGCATCCATCGTCGGGCAGCTGTTGGCGGTCGCACTGGTGGACATCCCCGCTGGCGCCAAGGGCAGCGCGCAGATCGAGGGCGTGTTTGAACTGCCGAAGCTCGCCAGCGCCAACATCGCTGCAGGCGCTGGCCTGACCTGGGATGCCCAGGCAGGGCAGCTGATCGTTGGCGGCGCCGACGCTGGTGACCTGGAGAACTGCGCCGTGGCTATCGCTGCCGCCGGCACTGGCGCCGCAACCGTGCTGGCAAAGCTGACCCCGGGCTCCGGCTCGGTGAAGTCGGCGTAAGTCTTGGCCGGCACCGCTCACATACTCCTGGGTGGCGTGAGCGGTGCCGGTTCTTCCACAGCGACAACGGGGAATCGCATGGGCACCACCACCACGCCGCGCGGCGTACGCAACAACAATCCTGGCAACATCGACCGCACCAGCACGCCGTGGCAGGGTGAGGATCGGTCCGCCGCCGCCATCGCGCGCGAGCAGCGCTTCTGCGTGTTCCTGACCCCGCAGGCCGGGTTCCGAGCCTTGGCAAAGACGCTGCTCACCTACCAGCGCAAGCACGGCTTGCGTACGGTGAAGGAGATCATCGGCCGCTGGGCGCCGCCAGTGGAGAACAACACTTCGGCTTACGTCCAGGAAGTTGCCAAGGCGGTCGGGGTAAGCCCGAGCGAGATCATCAGGCTGGACAACGCCGTGACGTTGGAAAGGCTGGCTACCGCGATCGCCAAACACGAGAACGGCGGACTGTTCTGGCGACGCGAGGTGATCGCGGCCGGCGTCGCTGAGGCGCTCTCGTAATGGTCGGGGGCGAGGTTAATGCGCACGCACCTTGGTGGGCCGCTGGCAGTGTAGTGGCCCTCTGGCTCTTGCGAGAGACCTGGACGGTGCTGCTCTCGCGCCGGAAGGAGCGTACAGAGACTGACGCCAACGTTGAACTTCTGAACGGGCTTGTCCGCCGTGTGGACTCGCTGGAGAGCTCCCTCACCGCAACCACAGAGAAGCTCATGGAAGAGATCAAGCTGCGCATGGCGGCTCAGGAGGAGGCGCACAGGCTGCGTCTGCGCATTATGTCCTTGGAAGCGGCGATGCGAAGCGTGGGCGCGATTATCCCCCCCGAAAGTCCGGTGGTGTCGGCATGATCCGCGCCTTCATCATCGCCGTCCTTCTGCTGCTGGGCGTCGTCGTCTGGCAGCGTGGCTCGGTGTCCATCGCTCACCGTGCGGCCGACAAAGCTGTGTCGAGCCGTGACGCCATGAAGAGGGAGCGTGACGCTGCCCGAGCTGAGGCCCATGCCGCCAACGAAACCCTGAAGGTCGAGCGTGGCAGTGCCGTCGCCGCAAATAACCTGGCGTCCAAGTACGAAAAGGAAAAGAACGATGCACAGAAGGCATCTGATCGCCTCATCGCTGATCTTCGCGCTGGCAACCAGCGCCTGCACCAGCGTTGGCAAGCGTCCGTCGCAACTGCAGAGCTGTCCGCGACCGCCGCTGCCGGCAGCCAGCTTGATGGTCGAGCCGTCGACCGAATTGAAAGTGCGGGCCGAGCTATTGGCGCCGCTGCCCAGTGCGACGCCCAAGTGAGGGCGCTGCAGGCTTACGCGATGCTGTGTTCGGGAGGTGTGCGGTGAGTGAGGTCGACTTCCTCCGCGATCTGGATGGCAACTTGCATGCCGCCTTTGCGCTGGCGGGCATGGCGTCGCAAGGTCGGTACACGGCCAAGGATGGTCGGACGACCG